AGCCGAAAGGGGGTAACGCCCAGATTCGCCAGTGCCGATGCGGCTACGGCTTTTCAGTCGGCCTTGGAGTCCTTCAATGCCCCAAGTGCCGGCGAATAGTTGCGATTGAGGCGCCTGCATGGTGGAACGGTTTCGGGGTGAGTCAAACCCTCGACGCCGTACTCGACAAGCACCAAGCGCTGCCCGAAAAAAACCGGTTCCCCGCCGTACTCGATAACGGTCGGCTCCGGTTTATTACACCGAGGGAAGCCGAGCGCCTGCAAGGTTTGCCGGACGACTTCACGCGTATTCCGTGGCGCGGCAAACCCGCCGAGCAATGTCCCGACGGGCATCGGTATAAGGCAATCGGAAACACTAAGGCGGTCCCGGTAGTTCGTTGGCTCGGCCGGCGCTTACTTGCGGTAATCAATCAAGAAGGGGTGAACGATGGAACCTGAAATCCTGCACGTACCCGAGCTGGCAAAGATCATGGGGCGAACCGAGTCGGCAATCCGTAGCGCCGTACAAAGTCGGCCGGATTGGTTGCCGCCTTATTATAAGCAGGGGTCGCGGATTTGCTGGCGGCTTGAGACGGTGCGGAAGTTTCTGCGGGAGTTTGAAGCGGGGGAACATCAAGCGGTAAAAGTAGGGCGACCCCGTAAGGAGCCGCCGACCTTTCGACCATCAGCCTAACTTGTCGGCGAGAGTCTCGGGGCTCAAGTGTGTATAGCGCTTGAGCATCGCCAGCGTCTTATGCCCGGTAATCGCCGCGACTTCCATTATCCCTAGTTCGCGTTCGAATAGACGGCTGGTCGCTTCGTGGCGCAAGTCGTGATAATGCAGGTCGACAACCCCGGCCGCTTTGCACGCCCGTGGAAAGTAGTTACTGACCGACTGCGGCGAAAGGCTAAAGACTCGGCCGTCGAGTCGAGCCGGCAAACTCTTTAGAACTTCGAGCGCTCGCGTTGAAAGTGGAACCCGGCGGCGCTCGCCGTTCTTCGAGTCTTCGAGATAAACCACCCTCCCCCGAATTTGTTCGCGCCGTAGCATTACAAGTTCGGTGCGACGCATCGCGGTATCTGCGGCAAGTTCGATAATGGCCGGAAGTTCGTGATGAATTTCCTTCGCCGCTTCGCAAACCTTTTTAAGTTCCAAGGTCGTCGGCCGACGGTCGCGCTCTTTGCTGCCTTTCGGTAAACGGATATTAGTGCAGGGGTTTTGTAAGCCGGCCATATGCCACTCTTTAGCGGCGACCGTATAGAGGTGGGAGATTACAGCGAGTTCGAGGCGGACGGTTGCCGTCGCAACCTTTGTCTTTAGGCGCTCGTCGCGATAGGCGGCGATATCTGAGGAAGTAATAGCGCCGAGAGTCTTCTCGGCGAGGGGATGTTTAATCCATCGGTTGATGCGGACCTTCTCCTGCTTCTCTCCCTTTTTTTCGGGGGTTACTTCTTCTAAGTAACGGTTGAGGGCTTTCAGTAAAGTTGTCCGGTCGGCCTCGCGACTATCGATATGCTTCGATCTAGCCATATCCCCTTCAATACCATCGGCCCAGCGCGCCGCTTCGGCTTTCGTATCAAAGGTGGCGGTCATTGTTGGGTAGCCCTTCCGGCGAATCTGCGCCTTCCAAGCGGTGCCGCGTTTTGTGTAGGTAGCCATTTCGGTATCCCCTCCGGTGGTTGGAAACCGAAGGATAGCCGATGGAGCTAAATGGCGTTGCTCCAAAATTGCTCCAAATGAAAAAGGGGCTAGCGCTTGAAAGCCGCTAACCCCTTGATTTTGGCGGAGAGATAGGGAGTCGAACCCTAGGTAATGTCGCCACTACAACGGATTTCGAATCCTATTTTTATTATTGTTTTTCCTCACATTTTCCTGACAAGGTATTGAATTCACTACACCTTGCTGCATGAGGGTAATGCTTGATGCGGGATGATTTGGAGCACTCGTTGCTCCAAAATTGCTCCAACTTGCTCCGCGCTTTCTCATCCGACGCACGGCTATGGCTTGCCTCAATTCCAGGGGACAGGGTTGACGATGCAGGAGCGGTTCGGGTACAAGGATGCCCCGCCACGCCGACCAGCCGACGCGATAAAAATAACATTCGGCTTGACGAACCACCCCGACCAACGGTAAACATTGTTCGACCGTCGCTAAGGAACTTTTCAAGCGATACCGGGAAAACATGGAACGCAGGAGCCACACATGGCTTTAAACTCAGGACTAGGATTCTCCAAGTTTGCGCAGCGCGAGCATTGTCTGTTAGATATGATCTCAGCAATGGAGCCGCCACCGCCCGAGCCAACTGCTCAGGAATTGCGTGCAATACGCAAAGCGGAAAAACGCAAACGCCGCGAACTATCAAAGTTAACCGCCGACGATTTCCATTTTGATTTTACCCCCGCCCCGAAGTCCTCCGACTTGCAAAGTCTTGAGGATCAAATGCGCGACGCGCTCGGAATCGATAAGCCGGTTATAAAAAACAAGCCCGAGGTATTAGCCTCGTTTGAGTTTGTCCCGACTATCTCGAAAACCCCACCGCCTCCCGGTATTGAGCAGGCAAGCGAAACCGCTATGCGGCAGGCGAAGCTTGAAAAGCAAATACGCGCCAACCTTGGCGTGCCTACTCCGCCGAAACCCGCCACGCCTATACGCAAGCAAGCAGCGCCACGGACTTTTATCAAACGCGAGTTGGAAGTCATCCTGCTCGTTCGCGACCACGACTGGTTTGAAGTTCCGTTCATCCACGTTGAATACAACATGACCGCCGTTGAGGCGGAAATCGAAGCCGGCAAAAAAGCCCGTAGCTATGGGCTAAAGGTTCTCAAGTTGATTAGCGTCGAGTCAAAAGAAATAGAAGTGACTGTGGGAGCGGCGTAGGCTAGACAATAGCCCCGGCGCTATTCCGGTGCCGGGGCTATTTTTTTTGAAGTGAGGGAGAACCAATGGCAAGCGAAGCCGATAGCCTATACATGATTCAACGCTACATCATGGCGCTTCAACCGAGTGACCAATCGATAACCGCTCGGCACATTCGACAGTTTCGCCAAATCCTAGCCGACTCGCCGGACAAGCACCTAGCCTATGTTGCTCTGGCGTTAGTTAGTGCCGAGCGATTAGTCGCGACTGGCGAAGAGAAACGACTTAGGCCGAACGATATCAATTAAACGAATACAAAACGGAAGTTACAACCATGTCCACATTAGCCGAATTTAAACGCGCAGAACGCGAACTCGCGATCAGGGTCCGCGCCTTTCAGGAAATGAAGCAGTCCCCGGAAGTTCAGAAGGCTATCGCGTTCGAGAAGGCGCTCGACGATTTCCTCGCTGGACACAAGCTATCGCGGTCGGCCCTCTTCGAATTGCTCTCTATCGAGTTTGAAGGGGACAAGTCACCGGCCAAGAAGTCGCACCACAAGAAGCCTGCGACGTCGGCCACGAAGTCGGCCAGCAAGCCGACCGACAAGCGAACCCGTGTATTTAACGGCGTCAAAATCAGGACGTTCAAAAACCCTGAAACCGGCGAAGAGCTAGTCGTGCGCGGCAATCGCGACGGCAAGTTCAACGCGTGGAACGCGCAGTATGGGAAGGACGTGGTTCGGTCTTGGAAAATCAGCGAGATTGATGCCCCGCCGAAAAACCCGTAACCGCCTAACGATAAGCCCGGCCCAGCGCCGGGCTTATTGTTTCTTGAGCCCGACGAGGGGGAACGTCGAACTGTAACCTACAATACTCGACGAACTCATGGTAAACCCGGTTAGGTTCATGCCATAGGTGTAAGCCCCGCCCGGCAATGCCGAGTCGTTAACAAGGGTCGACTCGAATTTACTGCCACTCGCTGCCATGTATTCAAACCCGTCGGTAACAGCTAGCGTAATCCCCCGCAAATTTTGCGTTCCGGTCGTGCTAATCGCAAAAGCGGGGGATGTCGATGTCGCGTGAATAGCGACAAAATATAGACCTGCCGCTAGGGTTACGGGGGTGCCAACGGTGCCTAAAATTTTCCCCGTCGCCGTCGTACTTACCTGCCCTTTTGCAAGGCATGTGCCCGGCTTACCGCACCCGAGAAACTGATAAATCATAACGTCTATGGTTTGACTCGCCGATGCCGTCTTGATCGCCAACACTACGTCAGTAACCGTAATCGGTGCGTCAACCTCGGCGACGTAAAATTGTAGGCGCGTGGTACTGTTTGGGGTGCCAGTCCCCACGGTGCCGAACGCGCCGAACATCGGGAAAACGTCACCGCTTGCGATAGCCGACGCCATACCCAGTTGGCTGCCGCCAGACGGCGCAGCCCACGCAGACCCGCTCCAAATAACATTGCTGTCGGTTGCCTTGTTCCAAACGGTTAACCCTTCCTGCCGGGCGCCCAGCGCGATAGGCGTCCCGGCCGAGTCGTTCCCCGGCACAAATACCCAGCTGGTGCCGAAGTACCCGGCGAGGCAGTTAGCCCGTCCCGCCCATGCTCCGGTAGGGCTAGCCCCGAGGATGTAGGTATCACCCTGAGTCGGGGAGCCCGGTGGAGTATTAAGCCCGGCGCTGATAACGCCCGTCTGCAAGATCTGCAACTGGTTGAGCGCGGTGTTATGGGTAACCTCCGGCTGCGCTTGCTGGCCGGCGATATAGACAATGCCGAGGTCTGCGGATGTGCTCATAAATTCCTCACACGGTCGCGATAGCCGGGAAACCCCGGCCGCGCACGTCGCTTAGTTGATAGACGCGGAGAGTTACCGCTGCTCCAGGGGACAGCCCGTCTGCGGTTTGCTCCGCAGCGGTGTAAGTTGCGGTCGGAGTGGTCGAGGTAATCGTCCGTACAACGGCCGCGCCGTTATAGATATCGATGGAATACGCCTCGCTCAATTCGCCTAGCGGAACCGGACCAAGACCAAGGCCGGGAACTTGCAGGCGGGTACGGCGAACCCAAGTGACGGTGAGGTTGTTCGAGCCGTCGCGAACCCCGGCAACGTGAACCGGGGACTTCGGCATTTTGCCCACGCCGTTGTTGGTAAACGCTTGCGCCGCAGTATCGACCTCGTTTGTCAGGATGCTGACCGGCTTGAACAAACGGGAGTAATACCAGTCTGCCGGGCCGAACTCGGTACGCCCGAGGGTCGTCGATTTGAGCAGGACAAATACCTCGTTACTGCCGTGCGTTGTATTCGCCTCGGTCCCGAGTCGGCCGCGTAGCAAGTTACTGAGCTGGTACGTTCCGGGGGCGGTTAGGGTCGCCGTTGCAAACTGGATAACCTCGCCGCCTTGTCCGTTTGCAGGGCCGAGCCACGCCGCGTTATAGCCAGCGATAATCAAATCCTCCGACATGCTTTCGAGCGTGGACCCGGCGTAATCGAGAACGACGGTCAGCGAGTTGCCACGGTCCCAGAAGTCAGTCGGCCCGGTCGGCAAGGCAACGGCAACATCACCGATAACCGTCCGCACGCCTACCTTGTTCATGCTGCTATACGACGACCCGCCGTCAATCGAACGACGGATATCCGCGCCGCGCCAGCCGGTCGACTCCCCGGTAACGACCCAATAGAACCCGGTGTCGTCGTTGCCGTCGCGGACGATAGGCATATCCATAAGAACGAGGCGAGTAACGCCGGGGAACTTGACGACGTTCGCGGGCACGTTCCCGTTTGTGCCGAATGCCTCGGAGGTATAAACCTCGGGGTCATCGCGCTGAGCCTCGTAGGCGTTAATCCCGTTATCCCCTCGCGAGATTCGCACGACTTTATAAGGAATGATCTGGCCGTCTACCAGCACGCCCAAGACATCGCCGGAGCTACGGCGTACCCATTTATCGGTTAGAGAGAACGTCACGCTACGGCGAGCTGTCCAAGCCTCCCACAAGGTACGGTCGGCAATACGTCGCGCCTCGTCGACGCTAATCGTTAGCGGCAGTTCTACGCTCAGTTTGTTCTCGGCGTTGCCGATATCTTTAAAGGCGCGCTGCGAGTTGATTTGGTAGTCCATCGCTGGATCAAGGTGCGTTAACGATACCTCTTTTGGCATCTCCAAGGCCGTCACCGATTTGAAGCGCGCCGGTTCTTCGGAGTTGTCCGCACCTTCAACCGCGCCCATATCCTCAATCGGGATAGTGCCCTTCATGCCCGCGCCGCGCTTAACGCAGCGGACTTGCCCGGCCTGCTCGGCGAGGTCGAAATTAAAGGCGACCGCCAGCGGGGCTAGTACGCCGCTGGCTTGAACGGACCGCGCAATAACCAAGCCGCGCAACGTATCAGTCAGCCCGACGACCGAGATATCAGTTACGCCTACTCGGCGTGCAATATCGTGGACGACGGCCGCCACGTTGGTCGTCGCACTCCCGGCGATTTCGACCTCGATGTTAGGCAGCCGGTTGCCGAAATCCGCTAGCTGCATATCCTTGAAAACGAGATAGGCGATATTTCGATAAGCCGGGGTCGCGGGGTTATAGGACTGAATCCAACTATCTGGGACTTGTACCGCCGAGCCCGGCCAAAAGTGCATTTCCTCCATAACCGAATGAGTGCCCATTGCCTTGGTTACGATCTGCCCGTTAACCGGGTCGACGGCGGGAACGGCTATCCCGGTCGCGTCGTAAATCAGTTTCGAGTTTGCCCAAATCCGATTAACCCCAACCATCGCGCCAGCGCCCATCGCTAGGGCGAAACTCATCCGGTAGCTATAGGTCGTTGTAGTCGCACCACCACCGCCACCCTTCCCGCCTCCAGACTCTTCCTCCTCGGAGGTTTCGAGTAGCCCCGTCGACCAGATAACGTTCCCGCTTGCGCGGTTCTCCGGCCCGTAAATCAACGGGATCACGTCCCCGTAAGTCGAGACAATAATCTGCTTATCTTGTAGGCGCGGGCCTTCAAGTTCGGGGCCGTCTGGCGGGTCGATAATCCCGCCGACCGTCATGCCGATTTGGGCACCCATGATAGGGTTGCCCATGAAGAACCCGACGACGGCACCGACAACCCCGCCGACTACTTGGCCGACGCTACTCATAGTTCGCCCTCAAGGTTTGGATACCGCCACCAGCTTTTGATTCGCGCTAGCCACTCGGGGGTCAGGCCGTGTTCGACGACCCCACCGGCTTCGCTATAGGAATGAATCAACGTCGCGCCGCCTCGGCTATCGCTCGCCAAAATCGCAAGGTGCATAGGCAAATCGTCGCGCCATTCTAGCCATGCGATATCACCCGGCTGCGGCGTACCTTCAACCAGCCGGAGAAATTGCCGCATCCCTTCGCCCATCCGGCGCGGGTTAGGGATACGGCTATACCCGCCGAAACGCGCCCACGCCTCGGCGTCCTCGGGTAGCGCTCCGGTCGCGTGACCGACGCCACGAATCAACCCGACGCAATCCACACCGACCCCGCGAACAACCGCCTGATGGTGGTACGGGGTCCGCAGCCAGCGACGCGCCTCGCTTACGATTTGCTCGCGCATAGTTACCCCTTGGCGTCTGGGAATTGGTTAATGGAATCGGAGCCGGGCACGTCGGGGAAACCCCCGTAATCAACCATGTCTGCGTTGAAGCGCATATGGTCGGCCGGCGATTTGTTGCAGCCGGGCGTCGCGGTATAGGTGTCGCCAATTTCGATAGGGAAAAGCAGCGGCGACCAGAGAACAAAAACGCCACCCTCAAAACGTTTAATCTCCGACTTCGCCCCGGCGTTGGCTCCCCCGGTAAACGTGATAACTCCCAGATCAAAATGACCAGCCGCTTCGGCTCGCGAACTATCGATAACGATACGTCGCGTCGACGCGTTACTCGCCGCCGGCACTGCTGTAGAAGTCGCCGCCCCAGCGACGGTAATCGCCGCCAGATTGACCGGGCAGCGAGCGTCGAGCGTCGAGCCGAACCCGTAACGGCATGATGCCGAGAAGACTTCGAGAAGCGCCTTCTGACGCAGGTTAGCGGAGCCGGTCAATACCTCGAATTTGAACCCGTCGATACCGTGGCTCATGGTCCCGGTGGTCCCGGCCATCAACCGGAACGGCGTCTCGCCGCCCGAGTTATTCCAGGGCACCATCCAAATTTCAAAACGGGCGAAGTCGAATAGACCGTTGTAGAGTTCCTGCTCGCTGATACCTACGTCGGAAATAATCCCGAGTAACTCCATGTTCCCGCTAGCGCCGATAGTCGTCGATTGCTCGGTAGCCGTAGCGGTCAAGGAATTGCACGGGGTATGAACAACCCCACGGAAAGTCAGCGGCCGGTCAAGCGAGGTAAACGCGAAGACCTGCCCGTCAGTTCGGGTAATCGTCCACGTCTGCGCCCATCGCGTTGTACAAGGTACGAGGTCGGCAAGTACGAGCGCGGTCATTTGTGTAATCGGCGTATCGGCGTGGAACTCAACCAACGGAAGCGCGGCGAATTGAGTTTCACGAATGACGGGCGAAACACCTCCTATCACTAGCGCAGCGAGTTGTGTCGCCCGCGTTGTTGGAGAGCCAACCCCAAGCGCCAACATAACGTCTTGTGTTTCCCGAACTTCGGCCGACGGCGGGAACGCAGCGGTATCGCCGCTAGTCCCTATCGCTACATCGTCAAAACTGCGCGTCCCGGTGGTGGCAAAGTTACCGACACCAATCCAGCCGGTTCCAGTAATCGTCGCATCGGTCGTTTCAATGCTCCACGCGGCCGGTTCGGCGTCGAGTTGGCTGTTCCATATCTTAGCTTTTAGTGCCGTACCGTTTGCCCGAAAACGTAGGCCGAGCCAAGTATTATTAATGAGCGTGAAGGTAAAGTTGGCAATCTCGGTTATCGTGCCGCTAGACATTTTAGCGATTCGAACATTGGTGCCCGAAGTGTTGTAAAACAGGTATGCAGTTTCAGAGCCGGCGCTACCCGAGCCGCGCAAGACCAAATAAAACTGGTCCGCAGAGGTCGCGGAAGTGCTGCGATAGCGAACGAATATTTCACCGTTATCGCGACCAGAATCGCCGTCGATATCATCCCAAGATAGCAGGCGTTTTGCCGTCGTCGTCCGCGTATGCTCTAGATACTTGCCCGCTGTTGTCGCCGCATCGGCACGAACCGCCCACGTTTCGCCGGTTGTAGTCCAGCGCGCCGTCCAATCGCTAGGCGCCGCGCCGGTCGTATACTCGCCGAAGCTAGTGGTATAGACGGTCATTAGGCGGTCCGCTCAACTTTGAATTGGAGTGCGTCAACCTCGGCCGGCGTAAACGGTGCCGTACTGGCCGGGTCGATTTGGAATACGTCTTGCCGATAGGTATAAATCTCGGTCAATGCCTTGTCGGCGCCGACTGTAGTTGATGCGCCGGATACTATGGACACTTTAGTATTCGCCGGACCGGCCTCGGTCTTGCGCGCACGTTCCACAATTACAACGCCATTGATTACCGAGATGCCGCCCGGCAAATTCTGCAAACCGAATTGAGACACTAGGCCCGTCGTTGCGGCGGTGATATAGGTCGTGTCGTCGTCCGGGCTAGCCTCGTCGATACACTCGTAACCCGTCGCGGCACCCACGGCGGTCCAGTCGGCAGTTGCCGTGTTGGCGTTGGGGAATAAGGTCAAGACACGGCGGTCGCCTATGAACGTATTGTTATAACTCCCCGTGCCGTCGTAAGCGAAAAGGTCGTCGATATAGTGAGTCGACACACCGAGTTCGCCACCCCCGACGATAACTTGACTGCATTCCACTAGGGACGTGCTGCATGTATCTATTGCGCTCAAGCTCAAGACGGTCACGCCGTTAACGCGGACCTCAATCGTCCCGACGGTCTGACTAAAAAATACGACCGCTTCAATATGCTGATATGAACTCGCGGTTATGACAGGCGTTGCGGTCGTCCCGAGTACGGTGCCGCTGCTAAGATTGCCGCGACGGGCGGAGATTGTCCCCGTCGTATCGATGCTCAGCGTTATCTGAGGTGTGTTGGCCGAGTCTCGGAACTCATAAATACGGTGCGCCGCGTTGAGCCACGGTAGAGCGGTAAGGAAAAACGCACCGCCAAGACCTACAGTCGTTTTTGCGCCACCAAGGATGCGCCGAACAGTAGTCTGCCCCACAGTTAGGGAGTAAGTCCCAGTGCGCGGGTTGCCCGTGGAAACATTGGCTGACCCTATTTCGGCATATACGCCGTCGAGCAATCTCGCCGGGCTAGTCCCGTAGTGGTCAAACCCATCACACCAGAGCAAAGTCATATGTCACCTCGAATAATTAGCAGGGGCGGATTTCGACCAGTACCAAATCGGCGAAGCCGGAAAGGCCGAAGTCACGTAGCAAGCCGTCGAAGGATTCGTCACTCTCGAACCGAACTTCGACGTCATAGAGATAGCCAGCGCGGATCACCTGCCCCGGCGCAGGGGGCGCGGAAAACGTAACCACGCCGGTACTCCGGTCGACCGTCCAAAAGATCGGAACCATCGGAGTTATCCACGTTGTCGGGTCGGTGTTATCAATCGAAATCAGGACCGTAGAAACGACCGGGTGAACGACCTTCCGCGTATAGGTTTCGCCGCCACGCGTGTACGTTTTTTGCAGTTGGAACGTGACGGTTATCCCGTCGCCGGTTCCTAGAACTTGGTCGCTGAACGTAATCGCCGGGATGTGGTTTGGTCGGGAAAGGGCACGCGATGCGAAGTCGAGCGGGTCGCGAAACGGGAAGGACCGTAGCGGCCCGCGAGTAATCAACCAATGATCGCGCACGGCCTCGTATACGTCGTGATCGCGTATAGCCTCGGGCAAAGTGTAACGATGAAGCGGATGCTCCCACCGCTGGTTCGCTTGCTCCGCGCCAGAGTCCGAATGCGTAATCGAAGTTGACCAACGCGGCGAAGACATACACGGATAGCCGGGCACGCAGCGATCTAGATACACGTCGATAAATCGGCTCATGATTGGCTCATCTGGGATTTGGCGCGGCGTGCGATTTGCCGCTGGGAGGCGCGAAAGCTATTCGCGTCGGGGGTCGTAATATTGAAAACTTGCGTACTGCTTCCGCCCGGTACGCCTTGAGGTTTAATGCTCCCGCTATTGCCGGGGATCATGAACTGACGCCCGTTAGCCATGAACATTTCGGGCCGGTCGTTCTCGCCGACCTCGTACAACTTGCCGGCCTCAACCGGACCGCCGACCGCCTTCGCGCCAGACACACCGAAGAACGAACCGGCCATGCTAAGTCCGGCCGCCAACAGCCCACCGCCACGGCTGCCGGTATCCTTGCTAACCGCACCGAACAAACCATCCATAAGTTGAGCGGCCGCAGCCTCGGCGATCATTCGCTGAATAACCTTCCCGAAGTTCGCGGCCATCCCGTCGACGCCATCGGCGAACGGATCAAAAAGGAAATCCGCAAAGGCGCCTTGCATGTTCCGCGCTGCCTCGTCGGCGAAGACGCTCATCACGTCCTTGGTTTCCGAAAGCTTGTCCTGTGCTTTCGATAACCCGGTATCAAGCCCAGACATCACGTCGTCATATTGCGTCTGGTTAATGTCCCCCGCGTTGAGGGATTTCCGAAGGGTTTCGACCGATGTTTGATAGTCGTTCAATAGCTTCTGGCCGTCGGTAAACGTCGACTCCTGTACGCGGTTGAACGCCTCGGTTCGCTCGGTATGATCCTTGATTGCCTTCTGGCCTTTTTCGTACGCGTCGACTACGGCAAGCGCAGCCGTAGCGGCCCGGAGCTGACTCTCTGTTGCGCCGTCTTGAGCGAGTTTGTACAGGGCCGTTTGAGTCGTCGTCATGCCGACGGTGGCGGCTTGCTCTTGCATCGCTGCGACTTGTTTGTCGATAGCCGCAGCCGCCTTCTCGGCAGCCTGAGCGCCTTTGTCGACTTCGACAGTTTGGCGCTCCAATGCAACGCGGACATTGTGGGCGACCTTCGCGGCCTCCTTACCTTTTGCGCTGTACGTACCATCCCAGAGTTTGTCGATTCGCCCCTCGGCCTTTGCGGTCGCGGCGTCGATATCGGCATTGGCTTGCTTGAGGGTATCGGCGGCGATAGCAAATTCACCACTTGCCGCTTGAGTCGCTGCCGCTGCGAGGCCGGCAATTCCGATGGCTTCGGCTTGGAGGTGACCACCGAGAGCAATCGCCAGCGAGGTTACAACCTTGAGTACATCGCCGAGGCCCGAAGTCGATTCGGCGGCCTCGTCCGAGTTGTCGGCGAGGTCGAGCATTAGCCCGGTGATATCGTTTAACGCCGGCAATAGATCGGCGGCGAGGTTGTTCGCCATCCCCCGGCCGATACCGTCGAGCGCGGTCATCGAATCATTGAACTGGTCGGCGGCTGCGGCGTTCTCCGCGCTCATTACGAGGCCGAGCTTTTGCGCCTCGGTCATCAAGTCGGTAATGCCTTCCTTCCCGCTATTGAGTAGCGGAATAAGTTTTGCGCCCGACTTGCCGAATAGGTCTTGTGCTAGTGCCGCCTTGTTCGCGCCGTCCTCGTACCCCTGGAATTTATCGGCGACTTCTAACAGAACTTTGTCGGCGTCCTTTAGGTTGCCATTCGCGTCGCGGACCGATACACCGATATCGGCAAAGGCCGCAGCCTGCTTTTTACCGCCAGCCGCAGCCTGAGAAATCGTCTTGTTAAACTTGGTTAGCGCGCCGGTTAGCGACTCCTGTTCGACCCCCGCCGTCGAGGCGGCATAGCTCAAACTTTGATACGCCTCGATACTGATGCCGATAGCTTGCGCCGTCTCGGCCGCAGCGTCGGCCGCGTCAATACTTTGTTTGATCCAGCCAGCAAATGCGCCGGTAGCAAACCCGGCGATTGCTGCACCAATCATCTTGCCGATTCGCTGGTATCGGCGCTGCTGGTCCTCGGCGAACTTTTGCGAGAGACGGTTCGCCTTTCCTAAATCGGATTCGAGCCGCGCCAAGTTCGCGGCAATATCAATTGTCAGCGTACCGAGCGACATAGTGAAACCTCAGAAAAGGGAATCGATGGCGGCCGAGTGTTCGGCCGGGTCGTCGTATTCAAGCGGTGGGAGTGTGTTCGTTTGGATTTCGTATTCGACTTGGTAAAACGCCATCCAGTCGACAAGTTGCGGGGAGGACATTTGCCGCTCCAGAGCGTCAACATTCCACACGCCCATATCTCGGGCGAGCTTGAAAAGGAAGTAACGCTCAGGGCGGCTTCTTAGTTTTTTGCGACTTCCTCGGTCGCGGAAACAAAGAAGCGATTCAGTAGAATCGCCGCGTCTGAAATAGCGCCGATTGGTCCGTCTGATTTATTCGCCAGCTCGGCCATATCCTCCGCGCTGAATAGCGGTACGCCGTCTGCGTCGGTAATCGAAAGCGCGACGAGGCGAAGCTTTACATCAAGCATCGCGCCGACTGTATCGCCCCCTTCTTGTTTGACGGTGCCGAGGCGAGCCCACTCGCCGAGAACGGTACTGCGGTCCCGTACCGATAGGGCGGTGATTGTTACGTCACCGCCCCACTCTTCGATATGGATTACCTGCTGGGCTCGGTCTTTTGCGCTCAGGATTTGATCGCGATTAAGCACTGGCCACCTCGTAAACTTCGCCCGTGATCGTAACCGCCAACGTACCGGCGTTGGTCCCGTCGACCGCGCCCGAGTCGCTCAGCGAGCGCACGTAGCCTTCAAAGATTTTGATGTAGCCGTTTTGTTTGACGAGCTTGAACCAACGCGGCAACGCTTCGCGCTTGGCGACCTTTGCCTCGATTTGGAATGCGTCGTCTTCGACGTAGTGAAGGTCTGCCGACATACCGCCGAAGTCTTGCAGGCCGAGGGATTTTTCCTTAGCGGTCGAGCAGAGAGTCGTGGTATCGATCTCGCTCGCCTGTCCGTCGAAACCGGAATACGACTTGTGCTGGCAGGTTTCGAAGAACTGAAGCAGCGCGGCAGTACCGGCGCTGCCGTAAGTTGTGAAGCTCGTCGAGTTAATATTCGCGAGGACGACGGTTGTGGCGGTCGTCGTTTCGACGATGCCCTCAAGGCCGTTAATTTCGGTCATCCCGACTACGGCGGCGAATCGCAATACATCGCCTTTCACAAAGGTATGCGACGCGAAAGTCACCACGGCTTTTGCCGCCTTGGAAATGCCGGTGATCGTGGTAGTCGTGAGCGTTGCTGCGGCGTTCTCGATATAGAAGTGGGTGCCCTGCGAGGACACGGCGCGGCTTTTGGAAGTCATGGGAATTACTCCGAGCGTATAGGGTTGGGGGGTCGTGTGGCTTGCGGGGGAGTTCGTCGGCGGTACGCCGCTTGATTACTTTTGTTATACAATTCGAGGTCGTCGCCCCGAGTTCCGTGGGCGATCTGCCCAGGGGACAGAACCTAATGACGATGAAGGCTTCGATAATTTCGATTAGCAACAAGGCGCAGGCCGCGCTAGATGCGACCGCGCTCGATAAGGGGGAGCTGCGTGTGGTTCCCGGCAACTTTTACCAGCAGTTCGATCAGGTCGACCTTTCGGGCTTCGCCCTCCGGCATGGCCTATATGTCCTCCCGACTCGGGAGCTGCTCGACAGGATCAACGAACTAATCTTAGAAGCGAGCCCGAGCCGTTCGGCTATCGAAATCGGCAGCGGTAATGGCGTACTCGGGAGAGCGCTCGGCATCCCTTGCACCGATAACTTTATGCAAGATGACCCGAACGTTCGGGCGCTATATACGCAGATGGGCCAGCCGGTCGTTGCCTACGGTAAGCACGTCGAGCGCCTCGACGCTCAGGAAGCTGTCGACCGTTATCGGCCCGAGGTCGTCGTCGCCGCTTGGGTAACTCACAAGTTCAACGAGGACGAACCCGAGCGCGCCGGCAATATGTTCGGCGTCGACGAAATCGAACTACTGAGCAAGATCAAGCGCTACATCTTTGTGGGGAATTTCTACGTTCACCAACAGAAACCACTTCTCGCGAAGCCGTACATGATTTACGAAAGCGACGTGCTTTTCTCCCGGTCGCAAAAGCCGCAGGGCAACGCCATCGTGGTATGGGACAACCCCGAATATCAGGAGCGGACCAATTGAACTTGCACGCAAAATACGCGGCCGATATCGAACAATACGGCTTTACGGCTATCGGCGTCGGCGACCCCGCAGGAACGTTTTACTACAGCATTGGATTGACCGAACTCGGACACCCCGAAGTCTTTATCAGCGGCCTTCACCCCAAGGACTGTCACGGCCTTCTCCGTGATATTTACGACAGGATCAAGGCCGGGGAAAAGTTCGTCGCCGGGCAAGTCGACGAGTCACTCGGAAACCTCCCGCTAGCGTTCCGTTACTTGCCAGAATCGGTCGCCCGAGAATTCTGCTGTCAGACGGTGTTCTATTACGAGGAGCGAGGGATAGCCCCGACGTTCCTGCAAATCGTTATCGCCGACCAGAACGGAATGCTTCCATGGCAGGACGGGTATGACGCCGAATATATGAAGTGCCAGCGGCATTTGTGGGTCGAGTTGAACTAGCTACGCCGTCACCTGCCAGACCGAATAGTCGACGACAACGCGGTGCAGTTTTGTCTCGTTGTCGTATAGGTCTTGGTCCCCGATGAACACAACCTCGAATAGCGCGCTAGCCTCGATTGCAGTTTCGACGGCGAGCGCGATTTGCTTCGATTGTTTGTAGTTCGGCGACCAGCAATCGAGCTGGATTCGCGCATGGCGCATCAAGCCCGAATCCGTCATCGAGGGGATACGCTCCCCGGTGATTAACGAGTAAGTCACATACGGGCGCAGCTCTCCCTCGGGGAGCATTCCCGCAGCAACCCGAGTGCCTACCAAGGCAGTGACGGCAGGGGCCGCAAGAAGTACCGTCTGTACGTCTGATTCGATCATGCCGCAACGCTCCCGAGTTCCCGCGCTAGCTTCTCCGCTTCCTTCACAACCCGCTTCTTGCAGTACTCTTCAAACTTGCGGAGCGCCTCGAATTTCTTCGACTCGAACGCCGGCCGCAGGAACGGGGTTTTCGTGAGCTTCGCCGTACCGAATTCGAGGAACAACCAGTAAAACGGGTCATCGGGATTTTGAGCCGCTGCCTTGTTAACCTTGCCACCTTTGAACGCTTTGATCTGCTTCGCCTTCAACCCGCGCACCGTAACGTAAACCCCGAATTTATCCCGGCGCGAACGCTTGATAACGATGGCCCGCTTTACCGTGCCGGGCTTCCGGTACTTGCTCGGCGCCTTGAGGATTGGCACCCGAGACTGAGCATCCTTGCGGATAACTTGCCCGGCTGCGCGTAGTCCGGCGCGGACAACCTTCTCGCCGATTCGGGCGGGGAGTGCCTCAAGCGTTCGCTGGAGTTCCTTCAACCCTTTAACGTTGATGCTATCGACCATCGGTCAGCCCCTCGTTCGCCAAGATTTCGAGCGACGCGCCAATCTCACGCGGGTTGATAACAGACTGAATATCAAACGGGCGGCCGTCGTAAACTGCACGCTGCGACGCCTCAAGCCCGGCCCGATATCGGCAGCGGATTCGGTGCGTCACTTCGGCCTGTACTTGTTGGGCGGTCAATAGTTCGCGCCCACTAATCGGCTCGACGGAAGCCCACAAGGTCGCGACAAAATCCCACCCTTCGACCGGCTGGCCGAACTCGTCGCGGCCGGTCTTACGCTTCTCGAACGTAACGCGGTGCCGTAGCGGGCCGAGTCTCATACGACCCCCGGAATCACAAAGGGAGCGAGCAACGATTCGACGCTAAGCGGCACGCTAGAAACAATCGTCCCGATTACGACCGGCTCCCGGTTTTGATCCCAGTGCGCGACAAGTAGCATTAGGGCCGATGCCAGGTCAGAAGGAACCGCACCAGCCGCGCCATAACCCGCCGTGAACTTGATACGGACGGCCATTGGTTGCGCTCGGGTTGCCGGCCATTGCTTCTGATAGGCGCGGTGGATCATGCCAATCATGCCGTTTTTGTCGACGAGGTATTCGGTCGACGGCAGAACAACGGTCGCCCCGGTCGAATCGATGTAGCTGATTTCGTCAACCGTTTGGAGCGGGGGAAGCGGGAGCGAAATAGAACCGCACGGGAACGCGTCGAGGGTTAGCGCCCAGCTCTGCGTTACGAACGCTCGCCGGGTAATACTCTCCGCGTGTTTGGTCGCGGAAGCGATCAACCGCGTCACCCCGGCGTCGTCCGTAGCGTCGTCAATACGCAGGCGCGTTTTGACTTCGGCCAACGTAACAGGCTCGGTTACCGGAGGGGTGAGCAATTCTAGGCGCATGATTTATGCCTCGCTAATTTTCAACGCGTAGGCCACGGCAGCCTTGTCGTCGTCGACCCAGCCGAGCGCTTTCAAGGTCGCGACAACCGGCGCGGAAAACTCCGCGACTTGGTTTGGTTTGTAGTCGACTTGTTCCAGAGTGAAGGCAACAAGACAACGTGTAGAAATCAATTTAGTTACGGCCATTTTTCCACCCTTCCGCTAACGAAAAAGTGGGGCGACCCGAAGGCCGCCCCGGTTGTTTCTTAGGTAGCAGAGTGCGCGTAGTACTTCACGGCAGCAGTGTCGACGAGGTTACCGCCCGAGCGGATGAAGGCGAGGAAGCCCACCTGACCCTTCGAGGCGTAAGCCGAATCGTCGAAGCGCATCAAGTTCACGGCCATTGCGTCGCGAATGATGTACTTCTTCATGTCGCCGTAAATGATCGACTTCGCGTTAGCCGCAGGCACCGGCATATCGTTGTTGATTACTACGGATTTGCCGAGCAGCAAGTCCGGTGCGCCAGCGGTAATACCGGCCTCGTAACCCGGTGTCCAGATTGGACGGCCAGCGGTGTCCTTCAGTTTGCGCAGCAAGCCGCGAACGGTTTGGGCGAACATGAATTTGCACTCGCCGCCGAGCTGGTAAGCCTCGTTTACGGATTCGAGCAAATCAACCAAGTCGTCATAGATGACGGTCAAGGTTTGGCCGGTGGTGCCGACCTTGCCGGAGGACGCGCCAGTCACGATACCGCGAGGCTGGGCGGTGCCGGTCCCGGTGGTGAAGTGCTGGTTCGTAATACGGCCGATACGCTCGATGATGCGCGCACGGACGAACGCCTCAATATCGACGCTCGAATCTTGCAGCAGCTCGATTGGAACGGCGATAACCTTGGAGCTGTATTTGAATACGTTCAGACCCACGGTGCCGAACGACGGGTCGAGCGCAGCGGCCGCAGTGTTTTCCGCCAGCAGCTCGCCGACTTCGGCGGTGCCGTCGCTGGTTGGGTAGCTCAGCGGATTACCCTGCGCGGTGGTCAGAAGTTGCGCAACAGCGCGCATACCGCCGAAGTCTTTCAGCGAGTTAATCAACTCGGAAGCGATCAGCGAAGGAACGGTGTAACCACCCTCGGAGCCGGTAGTGGTCGACATGGTGTTGTAAAGCTTGGTCGCTTGTTCGGCGCTCAAACCCTTTTCACCGCGACGCATCCAGCAATCAAAAATCTTGATATCCGACAGCATGTCCTCGGTATCGCGTTTGGCTTTCGGGTCGCGGTCGCGGTCGCGGTTCTGAACGTGTTCTTCGGCGGCGAGGTCGAGCAGCTTTTGCTCGCGCTCGATACGCTGATCGATTTCGACGATTTCGCCGGTCAGGCCGTCATACTTGGTCTGGTTCTCGGCGGTCCACGCCTTGTCCTTCGATTCGTCCAACAGCTTGCGCGCCTCAACAGCCAGACCGTTACGGCGCTCGCGCATGGTTTGAATAGTCATTTTACTTTTCTCCATTCATAAAAAAACCCGCCGATGGCGGGTCTGGGTTCGCGATGGCGAGTGCCTATGGCGCGATTACTTCGAGCAGGGATAGCCGGCGCTCTAGGGCTGCGCGGTCAATCACTGGCTCTGGTTCTGGTTGTTCGGTAAGGGCTGCCGGCGCGTTGCCGTATGCCTCAAGGTTCCACTGATTTTTCGCCGCCTTCTGCCCTGGAATTACACGATCAACAAACCCGTGTTCGACGGCTTCCTCGGCGGTGAACCAAGTCTCGGCGTCCATCCATTCAGAGATTGTTTCGGGAGACTTCCCGGTCTTGCGTTGGTAGTCGGCGACGATACTGGCGTCCACCTTGCGCAGAATGCCGGCCGTTGCTTCGAGGTCGTTCGCGTTACCGAGCGCGATGGTCCACGCGTTGTGGATCATAAAAAATCCACCTTCGGCGATTTCTACCTCGTCGGCTGCAAGGGCTACATACGTCGCGGCGCTCGCTGCTTGTCCGTCGATATGGGCGACGACGTGGGCGGGGTGTTGAGCGATAGCGGTCGCGATTGCGCGGCCGTCGAATACGTCGCCACCGGGGCTATTGATTCGCAAGTGAATGGTGTCTACGTCCAAGGCGACGAGCTGGGGAACGAACTCGCGAGCGGCTACGCCCCCCGCCCAAGACTCGCCGATAATGTCGTAAATGTAGACGGTTGCCTCACGCCCGGCCTGTTCGATTCGGGCCTGACGCGGTGCGGCTTGGTTGCTTAGATATAGCTGCATCAGCTTCATGCGCTGGCCCCTTGTGGAACGTTGGTTAGATAGAGAACGTCGCCACCCGGTACGGGCGGAAGGTTCTTAATGCGTCGTGCCTCGTTGACGGTCATCCAGCCTTGGGCACCCGGACCGCCGAGCGATTTCGAGATGACTTCAGATTCAGTTTTGCTATCGCCGGCCAGCAATCCGTCGCGGTTGAACTCGACGAAATAGCGCGGCGAGCGCGGCCACAACTTGCGGTTTAGTTCCTGCTCAATCCGGCGAAGGTGCGGACCGAGGGTGTAGCGAACAAACCCGATAGACATTTGTTCGATGCCGCTGCCCCAAGAAGTCGAGGCGCTCGTCTCGCCGACCATGTGAGGTGGTACGCCGAAGGCTCGGGCGATTTCGATAACCTGAAATTTCCGGGTTTCCAGTAACTGCGCGTCCTCGGCCGTCATAGAAACCGGCTCGATTTTCCCGCCGTTGACCAACAGCAATGGCTTGTGACGGTTGCCGGTCCCGGTATACGTCTCGGTGAATTGGTTGCGTAAGTGGTTCTGCTGCGCCTCGGTAGGCGCTACGCCTTGCGGATAAGAGAGCGCAATAGAAGGCGCGGCACCGTTGGCGAAAAATTCCCCGGCGTATTCGTCGGCCGCAAGTGCGGTGCCGACCGCTTGCCGGGCTGCGTATCGGATAACCGATTCGCCTTTGCACCCGTCGAAACCGAAGCCCGGAAAATGCAAAACGTCATCGTCAAACAGGCCATAGACCGACTCGCCGTCACTGACAAAGTAGACGAGGCGGCCGTCCTTTTCGGTAACGTGAACGCACTCCCGAGGGAGCGGCATCAGGCTCGACGGGTTGCCGCTTCGGTCGCGGATA